GAGCCGATAGGCGACGAGGACAGCGACCTGACGCTTGGTGACACAATCTCAGATGAAGCAGCAGAACAGGCCTTTGAGGACGTCGAACAGCGGGACTTTCAACAGGCTGTGCAAGCGGCACTTGCACAACTAACAGATGCGCAGCGCGACGCGATCATCAGTGAGTTTTGGCTTGGTCAAAAGCCTGATGCAAAGGCGCGGCGGGAAGCAATACGAGCCCTGCGGCACCCGCGTATCCGCAAACCGCTGATGGAGTATTACTAATAAAAAACACTGAAACGTCAGATAAAGCAGAGCCGGAAAGGGGGCTTTTCAAACTTTGGCAAAGAAAATTCGAGACGAGACCATTATTGACGCGCTTTTGATCTCCGCGACAGTGCGGAGCGCGGCGGCAAAGCTCGAGATCAACGAGCAGACGATCTATCGCCGAAAACGCGACCCTGAGTTTATGCAGAAGTATAACGAGGCACGGCGCGAGCGAACCGAAGCGGCGCGTAACGTGCTGCAGGAGCGGGCGCACGCCGCTGCGGATACGCTGGCAACGATCATGCAGGATGCAGACGCGCCCGCACAGACCCGCGTAAGCGCCGCAGCAGAGATTTTACGGCAGACGGTGAAGTACACGGAGATCACAGACATCATGCAGCAGCTTGACGAGCTTGAAGCATGGCGAAGGGAGCAGGAACAGCGATGAAGAAAAATTTTGATATCCGCCTTGCGGCGTTGCGGGAATACCTCAGGTCGCTGTCAGCCGATGAAACTACTTTTATCGTCGAGGGCGGCGCAGAGTATCACACAAAAGAAGATCCTTTCAACTACCTGATGCAGCACGGCGCAGTTACTCACGATGGGCGGCACATTGTCCTTTATCCGCACCCAATCGAGGGCGTGGACGGACTGAGCTTGAGCTTTTACCAGCTTATTGACGAAGCCATTGAACGCGGCAAGCTGGAATTGCCGGAACTAGAGAGTGACCATCTATGAGCAACAGCGTTAAAGACCGCATTGCCCGTTTACAGGCGATTGCAGCGCAGAAGCAAACGGGCGTAGCAATTATGCTATTGCTTGAAAATGGCGCGTGGGCGGCTTGCAGAGCGCCGCAAAGCCCTGCAAAGGTGTTTCAGACGGAACAGGCAGCACGAGATTATTTATCAGACTGCGAAAGCGTTATCATTATCGACCTTTAAAAAAAACAGCGCGGCAGCGCATGAAAAAGAAAGGATAATTTACACCATGAGCGAATTTAACATTTATGCCCGAAAGCTCGATACAGCTTTCAAAGAAGCCCGCAGCGAATACAACACCGCTTTCCGCGCACTCCAAGAGGCGCAGCAGGCCAACCGTGACGCTAACGCATGGAAGCCCGGAGACAGCGCCGAGGAAAAGCAGGTTAGAACAACCCGCGCAGCGCTAAAGCTGCATGACGCAGAAGCCATTTTTAACGAGGTGAGCGCCCGCGTTTGGGACAACTTCAAGGCCACGCGCCGCACGATCCGCGCCGAGCTGGAACAGGCAGTGCGCGCCGCCAATATTGCAAACCCTGACAATAACGCCCTTGAGCTGATGAAAACCGGCGTTCTTTCCTCGGCTGATTACTCCGCGTTCATGGAGAGATTTGACAGCAACCACACCATGTTAAAGTTAGTTGGTCACTACGCAGCCGAAGCCGCAAAGACTACGGACAGCCGCCGAGAGGCCGCAGCCCTTAACGCTATCGCTCTTGACTGCCAGAGCGGGGAGGGCGCAGTCATGCGGGCATGGGACAGCATTTCGGCAATTTCTGACAGTTGCGGCGACGGGGACGGCTACCGGCGCAAATCGCCCGGTGTAATTGTCAGCATGAGCGAAAAATGGGACGATCTCGCGGGCGAGGCCGTGGAGAACTTCTGATTTTCGATAAGCGGCAGAGATCAACATTCTGATACAAAGCTTCCTGAAAACAAATTTAAGGAGAGATAAATATGGAACTTAGTTTTGCGAACGGTGTGCAGGAATACACCGTGCACGGCATTAAGGGTGATGTGATCATTCGATTCAACCCGACTGACGGCACGTTTATCCAGCGTCTTTACAACGCATTTGATACGCTGGACAAGAAACAGGAGAAATACGCAGATGAGGTGCAGAAGTGCGGCGACCGCGTTGAGATTTTCAACATTGCCGACCGCCGCGACAAGGAGATGCGCGAGATCATTGACGGTCTTTTTGAAGAGCCGGTGTGTGACAGCATCTTTGGCAGCATGAACCTTTATGCGCTGGCAGACGGCCTGAACGTATGGGTAAATTTCCTGCTTGCGCTGATGGATGAGACAGACAGCGCCTTTGCTCGTGAGCAGAAAGCCACGAATCCGCGCATTCAGAAGTACACGGCAAAGTATCGCCGATGAATTGGGGCTTGCCTGTCTCCGTCGAGATCGGCGGAGTGAGTTATGAGATACGCACAGATTTTCGCGTAATTCTCGATATCTTCGTAATGCTGAGTGATCCTGATTTGAGCGGCACTGACCGCGCAGAGGGCATCTTGCAGATGTTCTATGTCTCGCCTGAGGATATCCCGCCGCAGCATTTGCAGGAAGCTGTAGACCGTTTTACATGGTTCCAGAACGGCGGCAAAGAGCAGGATAAGAAGAAATCGCCGAAGTTGGTCGATTGGGAGCAGGATTATCCGTTGATCCTCCCGCCCATCAACCGGATATTCGGACGGGATATCCGCGGAATCCCTTATGATGCGGAGACCAACACCGGGGGCGTCCATTGGTGGACGTTCCTCGGTGCGTATAACAATCTCGGGGACTGCACCTTTGCTCAGGTCGTGCGCATCAGAGACAAAAAAGCACGAGGAAAGACGCTCGAAAAGGACGAACGCGAATGGTACCGCCGCAACAGCGACCTCGTGAACATAAAAAATAAGCTCAGCCAGGAAGAAGAGACCACCATTTCGACTTGGTTGAAATTGGGGAAGGAGTGATCAAATGGCAAATGCTGACGGCAGTGTGATTTTCTCTTGTGATTTGGATTCGACCAAAGCACAAAAGAAACTGAGCAAGCTGCGTGACGAGATATCCGAACTGAACAGCAAGCTTGAAAAGGAAACGGGCAATAAGATGAACCTTGAAAAGCAGCTTGACGCCGCATCTCAGGCAGCGAAAGC